TAACTACACCAACTGGCATAGCAGATTATGAAACAGTAAATGTACTACATCAAAAAATATTTACACCAGAAGAAACACTTAGAATACAAAGAGCTTTTAAGTATGAAGAAAATACGTATCAAAAGATTATAGATTCCGAACTTAAAAAGGCTTTAAAAAAAATAGATGCGAAGGATTATGCTGCTCAGTTTATTGCGCGTAGAAAAATAGAATCTAAAATTAATGATCAATTAGATAAAGCAAAAGATCTAAGACTTGTTAATGCATTAAAGAAAAAAGGGTATGATGGTATAGTCTATTTAAATTTAAACGAAGCATCTTCTACAGAGGGAGGACCTAGAGATTCATACATAGCATTTAACAATGAACAACTTATACCCGCTAAAGAAATACCTGCTGATTTTGATTTAGGTAATCCTTTATTCAGCGCATCTTTAAGATCAAACCAAGATCCTTCTGCAACAGACTCTACACTAGATGAGTTTCCTGAAATGAATAGACAACAAGAAAATCAATCAATAAGAATTGTAGACAGATTAGTAGAAGATTATAGAAAAGCATATGATGGTAATGTAAAACAAAGTGAGGAACAAGTTGTCGAAAGGTTAAATAAGTATAATAAGATTGCTACACATATAAGAATATGGGCAGCAAATAATCCTATATTTGCTCCTTTATATAATACAGTAAAAGGTAGAGAACAATTTACAACCGCGTTACAATTTCAATTGCAACAGATATTAGCTAGAAATTATCAACCAGCAATGCGTGACACTGAAACAAATATAAATTTAACTAAAGCATTAGAGATTTCTTCACAAGTACCTGGCAGGTACTTACCAGACAGACCTTTAGATGAAGGTGGGAGAATTACTTTTATAGCTAAAGAGAATGGAAGAGGAGCTGGTAGCACTATAAAAGCAGGCGATACTATCATATTACAAGGTGACGCTGCCCAAGCTTATTTAGATGTACAAACTGCTATGCAAATGGCTAATAAAGAAATCATTAGAGGATTGATGGCAAACGAAAATGTTATGCCAATGCTTAAATTTGCTGTAGGTGTTTTACGTTCTAATAGAAAAGATTTAGCTAACATAGCGTATGGTGAAAATGAGAAACCTATACTAGATTACAATGAAGAAGATTTACAAAACATGGAGTACGATCAATTAAAATTTATAGTGGATGCTATGAAAGATCCTGCTACATATTTACAACCTGCAGATACATTTAATGTTGAGTTAGGTAAAGTGGCGGCATCTGTTTTAAGTAAAGAAGCTGTTGAAAGAGATGCAGATGGTTCTATAATAAGAACAACTGGAGTAGGTACTGGTTTAAATGCTTTATTAAAAGAACTTTACACTTACAGAACTTTTAAACAAAATGATTATGTACCACTACAGAGATATGGTAATAGTTTTATAGCTGTAAAGGATGCTGATGGTAACGTAATAGAATATAGAATGTTTAACAAAGGAAAGTTTTATGGTAAATTTTTAAATGAAGAAGATGATGTTAGAAAACAACTTAAAGAAAAATATCCTGACATAAATATTGACAGCTTAGAGACAAGAGATGTAGACATACAAAATCTAAGACAAGGCGCTAACGCAGACTTAACCCATATGGATTCTATAGCCCAGTTTTTATCAGATTTAAATGCTAACAATTATCTAGGCGTAAGGAAAGAATTAGAAACTTTAATAAATAAAAAAGTAGGTTCTGATATTAGGGGATATGGTGTATTTTTAAAACCTAGAAAAGAACAAGCAGGTGTGCCTGGTTTTAGCACAGACTTTGGTAGGGCTATCAGTCAATACTTAACACTAGCTTCTGGCTTTGCAGGTAAGAATAGATTTAAAACTACAGAGATAAGATTATTAAATGATGTAAAACAAAGTGGCAAGAAAAATTTAAAGGAAGCAGTAACTAGATGGTATGAATATTCTGATGATCCTTATCAAGAGTTTGCGTTGCCTAGAAGACTAGGTTTCTGGTGGTATCTGGGGGGCAACATATCATCTGCTTTACTACAAACAATGAGTATACCACAGTTTGTTTTTGGTAAGCTGTCTACGTTTTCTAACACACCACTTGCAACTAAAGAATTGCTAGTAGCATTGAATGACTCGAGAAAGATGTTGTCACTTCCAGGTATATCACAAGGCGCATTTAAACAAAGAACTTTACAAGACATATTCATGGACTTTAGTAAAGTTCCAGCTGATGTTAGAGAAGATTACATAAAAGAAGTAGCTAATGGTATAGTAAAACCAGGCTCTGCTTTCAAAGAATCTGGTATGCCAACTGACCAAATGAATTATAGAACTACTAGTAAAATTAGAGAGGGTTTAAAAACTGCTGAGAATACAGTAATGGGTGGTGCTTTTGCTACTATGGAAACATTCTCACGTACCGCAGCTTACATAGCAGCGTATAGATTGTTTACTAAAAATAAAAAAGCTAGAGAAAAAGCACACAAGTATTTTATGCATGATGCGAACTATAGATATTCTTTACAATTAAATGGTGGTGAGATTAGCCCAAGAACATTAGCACAGTTTGTCATAGAAGAAGACTTTGGTGTGTATGGTAAGACTGAAAGACCAGCAGTAATGCGCGGTCCTGGTTCTGTAGTCTTCTTATTTAATACATATGTGGCACAGATGTTAAGTCAAATATTTAGAAACCTCACAAGTAGAGGTTTACTTGGAAAAGAAATGGCTGCAAAAGCCTTGTTAATGATAGGCTTGACTGGTGGTTTATTCGCTGTACCTTTCTTCGATGATGCCGCATGGTTAGCAGAGTTTATATACAACACAGTTACAGGTATAAGAACAGATAGAAGACAAGTTATAAAAAGATATTTAAACGAAAATGGTTTTGGTTCTGGTATGATAGAAGCTATGGAAAATGGATTAGTAAATAAACATCTTGATTTTGATTTATCTAGCAGGGTAAGATTTAATGCTCCTGGTGTACAACAATTTAAAGCATTCTTAAACATGGCAGGCTTTAACTCGGGAGCTCGTGGTGAGGAAGCCCTTGGTGCTTTTGGTAGTATGACATTTGGTAATGCTCGTGGTATAATAGATAAAATAGAAGCGGTTGGTGGTGTGTCACAATTAGAAGGTGAAGATTACATGAAGATTATAGGAGGAGCTTTACCTACGTTTATGAAAAATTTAATAACAGCTAAAGATTATTACACAGGCGGTCCAATATTCTCGGGCAAGGGTACTCTTCTTATAGATAGTCCTAGTGCTTATCAAGGCTTTCTAAAAACCATAGGTTTTAATCCTACAGAAATAGTTAAAAGACAAAATCTATTGTATCAAGAAAAAATAAATGGCGGAGTTACAGCAGAAGCTAGAAAAAGATTTAATACTAGAATTACAAACTACTATAGAGATCTTATAGTAGCTACTAACAAAGGTGATTCAAAAGAAATTGCTAGGTTGGAAAGAATCCATAACGAAATACTAGCAGACTTAATTAAATTTAACAGCAACATGCACCCAGGATTGAAGTTTGTTCCTAATGTTTATAGACTGATGCAAGAAGCTGTTAAAGATGTCAACACAACATACAGGATAGCTACTGGTAGTGCGTATGAAATAGTTTCTAATCTACAAGATTATCAAATAGCTGGTCAAGGATTGTTGCCAGCTAAACCATACTAACACATCCAAGAAACCCAGTCTTTAGATTTCGCGCCAGTCGGTTCATCCACTACTACAGGTACTTGAAAAGTGACACCATATTCTGGGTGAGTAAACCATAAAGCTTGCTGAGGTCTCTCAGATGTGAACCTGTTTGAGTAAGCATACTCATCATAACCTTTTGTAGAGCCATTAACTATACAACCTTTGAGGGATATGTACTGGTGATAGTGACCTAAGATTACGTAATCAATAGTTTTGTTTTGATTATTATATTCTTGCTTAATCTTCTGAACGCCACGAGCAATAGGACCTAACATACCTACAATCCCCGTGCCCCCTGCCACACCTAAACGATCGCCATGTGTCAGTAAATAGCTAACACCATACACTTTGTATACTGTATCAAAACCAGTAGGTATTTGGAACTGTATTCTCTTGTCATTTTTAAAGTGCCTAGCTAGCAGATTGTATAACATCCAATCGTAGTTAGTTTTTGCGGCTTGCTTATGCCTATATTGTTTGTATGTTCTAGAGTGATTACCGAACGTACAAGGAACAAAGACTCTACCAAATACTTTAGCAAATTTCTCTAGTGCCCATGTCATATTGTCTAGCAAATCTAGTACATGTTCTATATTAGTACCGTCATTATTTTCTGCTAGCTCATCATGGATATCACCAGATATCATGTCGCCACCAAGAGCACATATAATACCAGGATACTTAGGATTTACCATATGATTAGTACATAAGTCTATAGTAGTATTGATTACATTTTTAAATCTTCTCAGTGCTATCTCTCTATCATACTCATTTATACCATTGACAGCTTGTTTATCTACAACTTCTCCCCAATGGAAATCAGATAAGAATATAGTAGGCACACCTGGTGCACCTTTCGCTGGTGTATTTTTAGATATCCACTTAGGTGGTTTAATAGTATGGTTCTCTGCTTTGATGAGGCTGTTCTTTAATTTCTGATGTGATAAATTTTCTTTGGCTAGTACATCTACTTGCCTTTTCATATCGCGCATCTCTGCGTCATGTGAATACTGTTGTTCTATTAAAGCCGCTTCAGCATCGGGGGGCACCATAGTAGGTTTAATCCCCTGCAGTTGGGCTTGTTCTATTCTCTCAAGTAAAGTAGTGCGCGGTATTCCTAGGTCTCTAGAGGCTGCCGCTTTGTTGCCTTTGTTTCTAATTACTGCATTCAATGCATCAATTAGTATGCTTTTAGCTGTTGGTTTTGCCATGTTTTTCTCCTGTAGTGCGTGAATAATATCACTTTTTTTACCTATTGTCAAGCAAATTGTGTTATGATATAATAATCAAATGATACAAACAGATGCAATAGTAATGACAGCTCCTGTTGTTAAGATCGGTGGAGACGCTATCAAAGTAGAAGAATCTTCAGACGATTCGGATTCCAAAGAGTAGGACAACACCCATGAACAGAGCTGCTATGGAGCAACAATTAAAAAATGCTCCTGCTTCTCGAAAGAGAAAGCCTAAAAAACCTAACGTAGATAAGAGAGTTAAAAAGTTAATGTCTAAGTCGGCTAAGAAAAAAAGTTTTATGTCTAACTTAAATAAACCATCTCCTACTTTAAGTAGAATAACAAAAGATTTAAAGATGAAAAAAAATAAATTACAGAGACCATGAAGAAAAAATCTACAGTTAATAAGGCAGGCAACTATACCAAACCTGGCATGAGAAAAACTATCTTTAACAGAATTAAAGCTGGAGGAAAAGGTGGAGCTCCAGGACAGTGGTCAGCGCGCAAAGCGCAGATGCTAGCTAAACAGTACAAAGCAAAAGGTGGAGGTTATAAATGATGAATATTATTAGAAAGTTTATTTGCAAATTGTTTCGCATAAAACAATGTGAGTGCAATACGCCGAAGAAAAAAAAGAAAGGGAAGAAGTAATGCCAAAAGGACCTGGAACATACGGAAGTAAAAAAGGTAGACCATCCAAGAAAGCCAAGAACCAGAAGCCAATGAAAGAAGTAAAGAATGGTAATGGTACTAAAGGTAAATTGACTGGTGCACAAAAGACACTACCTGCATTCTTGCAAAAGAAAATATCTAAGAAAAAATAACAATGGCTTTAGCCAAATCGCAGAAGAGTTTAAAGTCTTGGACTAAACAGAAATGGAGAACCAAATCTGGAAAGCCTTCTACTCAAGGACCTAAAGCTACGGGTGAGAGGTACTTGCCTTCAGCTGCTATTAAGAATTTATCAGCAGGTGAATACGCCGCAACAACTGCGGCTAAAAGAAAGGCAAGAGCACAAGGTAAACAGCATGCTGCTCAACCTAAGAATATAAAAAAGAAAACTAAAAAATATAGGAAGGTATCATAATGCTTAACTTGTTAATAGGTCCATTGACATCTCTACTAGGGGATACAGTCAAAGGATTTGTAGCTACTAAAAAGGCTAAAGCAGATCTAGCTTTAACGGAAATCAAAGCACAGAAGTCTTTGAAAGAACAGCAGATCGCGGGTAAAATATCGTGGGAGGCTAGTGCAGTTGACCAAATGAAAGGGTCGTGGAAAGACGAGGTAATTTTATTATGCCTGCTAATTCCTGCGGTACTAGTATTTATTCCTGGATGGACACCACATATCAAGGCAGGATTTGAAGCACTACATAGTTTACCAGATTATTATAAACATCTATTATACATTGCTTGCTCTGCAAGTTTTGGTATCAAAGGTGCTAAAGGTGCTATGGGATTACTATCTAAAAATGGCTCCAAGAATACCTAGGAAGAAAGGACAACCAGCTGGATCTAAAAAACATTCAGACTTATATACAGATGAAAACCCGAAAGGAACAATCAAAGGACTTGGATTCAGAGATGAGTCATCGGCTCGCAGTAGCGTGGCTAAGATTCGTAGATCTGGTAGAAGCCATGCTCACAAAACTCAAGCGGCTATTGCAATGGAGCAACGAGCGCGTGTTGCTGGCAAGAATAAGCCTGCCGCTATTTATAGAAAATTTATTGAAGCCCAGAAAAAAATCACAAAAAGACGAGCATGAGGAACACTGGGGTATAGGAGGAAAATAATGTTTGAAGAACTTAAGGAGAGAATTAAAGAACACGAGGGATATAGGGGTATCGTATACAAGGACAGCCTAGGATTCGCTACCATAGGATACGGTCACCTTGTCACTAAGGAGGATAACTATGAAGAAGGTATTGAATATAGTCAAGAACAATTGGAAGCCGTGTTTGAAAGTGATTTTCTTATAGAAATGGTATTTCAGCTAGGTGTTGGGGGTGTAAGTAAGTTTAAAAAATTCTTAGCAAACTTATCTACTAAGACCTATCACCTAGCCGCAGATGAAATGCTCGACTCGCGTTGGGCAAAACAAACTCCTATGCGTGCAGAAAAACTATCTTATATTATAAGAGGACTCGCTCACTAGAATGTCTTTTCTAGTAGCTAATGTACCTCCTGTAAAAGTTTGGGTTAAAAAACAATATCTCTATGACTTTGAAAGGGGGCACGGAGAATACGTAGAGGGTATATGGGCTACTGTTAAGTCTATACAAGGTAGAGCTTTGTATTTCGAAACATATATACCAGAATATGCAGCTCTTTACGACAAGCTACCAATCAGTGCTTTTGTTAGTTCACCTAATGTTAAAGATGATTTACCCTTAGAAGAGTTAGAATTATGGGATGCTTTTAGCTATCATATCACGGTAATTGAGAAAACAACTGTGCCACCAAGAGCAAAATATTTATCCCCCACAAAGAATTGGTATCAAGGAGAATATCTATTTACAATAGATAGTTGCCATGCTGATCACAATTTACCTAACATAAATTACTCACAAGTTCCAGAAGAACACAAGTCATTTAATATTTTAGAATTAGAGAACGGGCACTTCGCTGCCCAGCCAAACAATAGAACATTGTTTTATGATAAATCTTTGACTCCTGCAGAACCAAAGCAACCAGATTTTAAAGTATCAACTATAGAATATAACGTAGAATCTGTCAGTAAATGGACAGCAGGTGACGATACTAACTTCTTTTATAAATTCAAAGAACAAAGCTAGGCATAAGCCTAGCCCATTCCTCAAATAATTATTTAGTGATAACTTTGTGTACGTTCGGAAACGCTTTGTTTCTGTTGTAAAAATTTAATGCCCACTGCCAGTCCTCTTTATACTCAGTTCTGCAGTAGTCTTCTAGTGTGTCTCCGTTTGTTTCGGCACTGTTAAAAAAGTTTAAACACTTATTAACAAATGCTGTCGTTACGGAGAAAGTTCTTGGGTACTCCATAGATTCTCCTTTGTTGATATCTCAGCCAAGGCTCGCCAATAGTCCTTGTCTTTGATAGGGAGTCTATCAAACTTGTACTTAGAAGTCAATGATTTATTACTGAATGACAGGTATAGCTTTTTTGCAAACCTATCATACTTAGTTGAATGTGGATAGTTGTGTGTATTTTTCATATGTCTCCAAAAGAAAAAGGGCTAACCTTGAAACGGCAAGATCAGCCCCTTATACGGTTGTGGAAGTGTTCCCCAAACTGTTTCTAAATATTGCATCTAGAAGAAGTAAGGTTCTTTGTGCCCCCCTGTCTCCGTTAATAAAAGCACGAATAATAATATAAGTCTTATTATATCAAAAGATATAAGATTTGTCAAGAGTTAAATGCCTCACTCCAATCTCCTTGGACTGCGCCCTTTGCGTACTCAGTTGCTCTAGTCTCAAAGAAGTTCTCGTGTGCCTGCCCGTTAACAATATAGTCCACCCATTCAAGTGGGTTCTCTTTAACTCCATAGTTAGGTTTTAAACCTAGCTGAAGTAATCTTCTGTCTGCCATGTAGTGTATATAGTTCTTTACTTCTTGAGGTGTAAGTCCTTGCACTGGTCCTTGCGCAAACGCAAGATCAATAAACTTTTCTTCAAGAGTTACCATATCCCTACATATATCGTAGAGTGACTTCTTAAATTTATCATTCCATAATTCTGGTTGTTCATCCAGTATAGTATGAAATAACTTTAACATATTTTCTACGTGGTGGTTCTCATCTCTGATAGACCATGCAACAATCTGACCCATGCCTTTCATCTTACCAAACCTTTGAAAGTTTAATAACATAATGAACGAACCAAACAACTGCAAGCCTTCACCAAATGCAGAGAATACTGCCATGTCTCTGATAGCCTTTTGATTATCATTGCCGCCTTTATTCTCCCATAAGTAATTATGTTTGTCAGCCATCTCTTTATATTCTTGGAAAGCTTTGTACTCTCTGTCATCCATACCTATGGTATCGTTTAGTAGAGAGTAACTGTGTGCATGGTTAGCCTCTGATGTAGCTATAGCAGATAGCATCATGCGCACCTCTGGTTTTTTAAACATAGGTATATACACATCCATATACGCTTGTGCAATATCTACGTCTCCTTGCGTAAAGAAAGTTAGAATCTGTTTAACTAGATTCTTTTCTGCATCATTCATCTTCGCGTTCCAATCACTTACATCTTCATGTAATGGAACTTCACTTGGTAGCCAATGCATCTTCTGTTGTTGGTCGTAGGCTTCAAAAGCCCACGGATATTCAAATGGTTTATAATATTCTCTTCCTTCAAATACTGACATCTCTCCCCTTTCTATGCCTCGCACGCGGCGCAGGCGGTTTCGTCTGTGTCAAAGTCTTGTCTAATTGTTCTCTCTATTTTACTAGATAAGTTCTCTACTTTCTTAAGTGATTGACTTCTCATGTAGTATAGAGTTTTAACTTTATTTTTCCACGCTCTCAAGTGTATACCGTGTAGTGTTTTAGTATCTACATCTGGTGGTAAAAATAAATTTAAACTTTGTGATTGGCAAATATACTTTTGCCTATCTGCTGCTAGGTCTATAAGCCACCTTTGGTTCATCTCAATAGCAGTTTTAAATACTTCTTTATCTACATCAGATAGAAAGGATAAGTGTTGAACACTACCACCATTAGTCACAATAGATTTCCATACTTCTTTATTATTTCTATCGTACTTTAGTAGTACCTTTTCTAAGTATTTATTCTTCATTAAGAATGTACCACTCAAAGTCTTTTGAGAAAAAGCATTTGCTCTTAGTGGTTCTATAGATGGAGAAGTTCCCCCACAGATTACTGATGAAGAAGCATTAGGAGCAATGGCGATGACATGTGAATGTCTTAGTCCTGTGCCTTCCATATCTGCAGGTGAACCCCTCTCTGCCCCGAGCTTCTTGTTAGCAGCTTGAGCCTCGTTGTGTATATGCTTAAAGGTATAATCGTTTATAGACTTAGCCATAGGACTATCCATAGATATACTTCTCTTCTGAAAATAGCTATGTAATCCCATTGCACCTAAACCTATTGCCCTTTCGCAACGCGCAGAATTGACAGCTCTCCACATGTAATCGGGAGCGTCTTTAATAAAAGTTTCTAACACGTTGTCTAGCATACGTACAATATCTTCTATGAATTGTGGGTTATCTTTCCACTCATCAAAATATTCTAAGTTAACAGAAGACAAACAACACACAGCAGTTCTATCTTTAGCTGTAGGTAATGTAATCTCTGAACATAAATTAGAATGGTTAAACTTTAAACCTAGTTTCTTTTGTGATTCTGGTAGAGCTTCGTTAACTGTATCAATAAAACTTATGTATGGTTCACCTGTAGCTATTCTAGTTTCAAGTAATTTAATCCATAAAGTTCTGGCATCTATTGTCTTTATAGTTTGTTTAGTATGAGGATCAATTAAATCCCAAGACTCACCTTCAGTTACAGCTTCCATAAACTTATCAGATACATTTACACCATGATGTAAGTTAAGATTTTTTCTATGTATGTCTCCGCCTGTCGGCTTTCTCATCTCAATAAATTCTATAATTTCTGGGTGGGATATATCCATATAAGAAGCATAGCTTCCTCTTCTAGTAGCGCCTTGATGAAACGCAGTCATCTGTGAATCAACAACATGCATGAAAGGAATGACACCTGTAGTTTTGTTTCCAATACTTGTAGCCATACCTTGTGATCTTACATCACCCCAGTAGCCTCCTATACCACCGCCCATACTAGACAACCAAATGTTCTCAGTATAGTGGTCCGCTAATCCTTCTCTAGAATCATCCACGTAATTTAAGAAACAAGATATAGGTAGTCCACGCGTAGTGCCCCCATTGGATAACACAGGAGTAGAGAACATAAACCATAGTTTACTTGCATAATCATATAACCTTTGTGCATGAGCTTGATCGTCTGCAAATGTCTTTGCAGCTCTGGCAAATGCATCTTGAGGACTAGCCTCCGTTGGTAGTAAGTATCTATCTTTGAGTATAATCTTGCCCGATTCGGTTAAAAAATTATCACGTGAGTATTCTATATTTATTTTCATTTATATCCTTTCATGTTGTCCTGTGAAGAAGCGCGAGCCTTTGATTCTATCATAACTTGATTGGGAACACAAGCCCGTCTTTAACTTGAATGTATCCAGCCTCTTCCATAGCCCTAACTGTTTGCTCTGATTCGCCTGGTGCGAGAGTTCTTCGAAGTAATTCGCGCTTGAAGTGGCGCAGACTTATGAAGTTTCTCTCTGTATTTAGCATAGTTTCTTTAGTCCAGATTGCCATATCCTGTGCTAGCTTACCCGCTCTAGCCATACCAAACCCTGCCAATGCTTTAGGCATAGCTTCTTCTACTTCAAACATAAGGTCTTTAGTTCTTTGCCAATGATCCCAAGTAATTACTTTCTGTGTAGAACAACTTGCAGACACAGCCAAAGCTACTTTAATAAAGTGTGATACTCTACGTTGAGTATACTCAGCTAAGTTAGGGTCTGTAGGTATAGGCTTTAAGCCAGATTCTATATCAAGATTGATCTTATCAAATGCTCTGTCATCAAAGCGCATAGGTCCGTACATCTTTGCTATCTCTGACAAGTCGCATCGTAAGTTATGTATAGTAGAATCTTCTACTCTATCTTGTAATAAAGATTGTGGTATTTTTTCCCCGTCAAAAAAGACAGGTATAATTCTTGATAACAAACCTTGTGACCTAGCGTCTTCGGGCAAGTTATCAACAAACTGTTCGGGTGTAGCACATGCTATCCAATTTAAACAAGGACCTTTTATTATATGCTCACCTGCGGTTTTAGTTTTATGTGAGTACTCTTCTTTACTATCCCACATATCAGTAAGAAACATTTGTAAATATCTTTCATGTCTGTGTAAGAATGTACCTAACTCTGATGTAACTAATGTTAATGACCCATCATAAAACTCATCACCTATTGTAGATAAACGCATATCAAATCTAGATGCCTTAGACATATCTACTGCTAACTTCTCTGGTGTTATTCTATCTTGTATACAATACAAAGGATACTCTTTTAAACCGTATTCAGTTAAGCCAGAGTTAAAATTTTCATGGTCTGGTGTAGTACCTACAGGTGTAGTTAGCTTACGAAATACTTTAGTAAATGGTAGAATCAAACTGACTGATTTATTACGCCCAGGTCCAGCCACTAACACAACGAATATATTGGCACGTATATCGTAGTTAGCCATAGGCATCCAGACTCTTCTACCTAGTGCACCAGACACAGATGACAGAGCCGCCCACCTTCTAAACAGTTTAGGTATAGGACTTTTACTAGTAGCATCTACGCATGCTTCGATGTAGTCTTTATATATTCTAGACATTGTGCCCTCCCTTCCATGTTTTTAAATTCTTCCAAGTGTTACCAACTTCTACAGAAGAAGGAATGATTAACTCTCTATCTTGCACAACCATAGGATTAGTCATGCAGTTAACTATCTTAGGCATCAACTCGTCTACCTTCTCATTAGGTACTTGACCTAGGATAGCATCGTGCACCTGTCCTAAGACTTGTACACCTTCATCTTGCAACTCATTCCATACTCTATACAGTCCTATATTTAATAGGTCACCTATAGTAGATTGAGGTACATAAGCAATAGCACCACGCAATGTAGTAGCATCATTGAGTCTACCCCAGAATTGTCTACGCCTACCCAGTGGTGTAGTAAGCGTTCCAGTATTTGATAGCTCATTTGCTATACTGTCATGCCACTTCCTGATTCCAGGGAAAGCGCCTGGAACATCCAGGTATTTAATCTTATCACCATATACTTTACCATATGCTAGAAGCTCATCAAAACCAGCTTTAGGATCTTGTTTATGCCACCTATTAACTGATTCTAAGGCTACTACACCACCATAATACAGCAGTTGGAACCTTGTAGCATGCGCTACTTTAATCTTTAAATGCCTAGCTAATGACGTAGCTGACAAGCCATAGTTAGTACCATGACCTGCACGTTTACACATATCTCTGAAACTAAACTGTAAGTAATAAGGGTTCTCGGCAAGCTCTCTTTCCTGTGCAGGATCACCACTCCAACCCATGTTTTTCCAAACCATTTTAACAACAGTAGTATGCAAGTCACCACTCTCACAAGCATTGATGTACCCCTCGTCACCTGTAAGATAAGCAACCACACGGGATTCAGCTTGCTCTAGATCAGCGTAGAACATAGTCATACCTTCATCGGGTATAAATATTTCGCGCAAGTCTTTTGTTATATTTTGAAGATTAGTTCCTGTACCCCAAGGGGCTTCTGAAGAAGACCAACGCCCTGTCTCTGTGCCTGCCACATTATAAGAACAACGTATTCTATTGTCGTTATCTCTGTCTGTGTCTAGCACACCAAGGTGTTTGTCTATGTCACGTAATGCAAGAATAGCATTACAAAAAGGTTTTGCTCGTGGATAATTTTGGCGCATGTATTCAAGCGCTTCACGATCTGTTGAAACTTTTTGCTTACCTTTCTTATAGGACATAACTTTAGGTATGCCTAAGTGTAGGTAAAATAAATTCTGTAATTGTTTAGGTGATGCATGGTTTAGATCTTTACCTGTTGCCGCGTTTGCAAACAAGTTAAGCATGCGTTCTAGTTTAACTCTGGTATCTTTCAAGGGGGCACGCATATTTTTAACTGCGTCTAAGTCCACACGTAATCCTTTTAACATCATAGCCATAGCAGGCTTGATGCTATCTAACTCAAAGTTGTATGTGCCTGTGGTGGTATCATCTAGATCTGTCTTGATCTTCTGCCAAATCTCTTGGGTGACTGCACAATCTAATGCGCAATAAGTCCAGAGTGTTTGTTCAGAATCTAGATCTATGTTTTGAATGTCTACATTCTTTATTATTTTTGCCATTGCTTTTGTCTCCCATTCTAGTCGTAGTCTCTTTCAATAATCATATCTATATAGTGTTTAGCTTTTTCTAAATCTTGTTTGCCTCCCTTCAATGCGTGTCTGCATATGTACTTTATAGCATTACCTTCTGCGAATAATAATTTATTACCATTAATAAACATTGAAGGTTGTATCTCGTAATCTTGGTAGTGGTCGCCACCTACTTGCGTAGAATATGCGTCATCTGTAGAGCTCATTCTGTCCTCCTATAATTTCAAAAATTTCTTTCCTTGTATTTTCTGCATGCAAAAATGCATAGTCGCAGACTATAATAAAATCTTCTGTCTTTCCTCTCAACCATATCTTTGCACGTTCTTTGTTAGTCACGCTTTCTCTTGACTTGTTAGTAGATAAGAAGTCTGATATCGCTTGGTCAATTACGGATCTCCACAACCGTACTTCACTTTCGATAGTTACTAAATCATTTGGTATATGTAACTCCGAAAAATATGGAGCACGTTTGGACATCTTTACATTTATTCATCTCTCTTAGTACTCTTTGAAAACTTAGCCATAGTTTTCCAAGCACCCTCGTTTGTATATATCGAACCAAGAAAGCCTAATCCTTTCTGTTGTTCGGGCTGTAGTGCATGTTGTGCATGCATTGTATCATGTATGTTTCCTTTAACATTTATATTTTGTTTGTATGCCAGCCATGACACGTCATACGTTTGGTTCTGTGCGACCTTCGTAATCTTTTCATTTTCTAGGATTCGTTTTATCCAAGCCCATGCTTGTCGCTCATGTGCAACATCGGTCCAATAGTTTTGGAGTACGTTTCGTTTGTCCTTGAATGGTATGACCAAAGCAGTAGAATCGTTTGGAGCAAAACCAATACAAGTAATAAAACCGCCAGCCGTCTCAATGTCAAAGCTAAGCGGTTCATCCTCGTTATTCTCTTTGATAAAGCTCTCCTCAAAACTTTGTAAGTCTTCAATTGTTGGCTCAATCCATAACTCTCTTTCTTTTATTTGTATATCTGGTGTTTCAGATTCTTCTATTGCTTTCTTAATATCAGAAAGAACAATAGGTCTGAAGTCAAAGTTTCTTATCACGGCACTAGGGCTAAACGTAGGCAAGACTTTGGTTCCCCCTGTGAGGTTAGATTTAAGAACGGTTCCCCTGTAAGTACCTATCTTATCTAGCCCTGTTAGCGCCCATAACGCAAGACTTCCCATTGCAATAATTACATTGGGTTTACACGCGTTAAGCTCGTTCTCTAGTCTAGTTAACTCTCCCTCATATTCTTCTTTCAAAAAGCCAAAGCCATTCACAGGGTACTTCGAGCGCCACTTCTTCTCTTTTAAAATTGCAGAGTATGTTTTCTTATTATGAAAGAAATGTGCAGGGTTCTCCTGTGCTGGCTTCTGAGCGAGAGCGTAAGTGAGCAAACAATTTTCCACATTCAAGTTTAATATCTCACACATCTTGTGAAACATTTTACCCGTACTACCTACCATGATTTGACCAAGACGTTGCTCATCTGTACTTGGAAAGTCAAAGACGAACGCGATCATGGATTGACCATTACTCGGTAGCTGTGAAGCAACTGTTTGCTTGCTCATACTAGAGTATTCTTTTTACTGAGGCTTGTAGAATATCTTTATTCTTACCAACCATTTCGTGTTTGATTAAACCTTTAAAGGTTTTACCGATTGCCATTTCTAGCAACTCACTATATGGTAAGTCATCTACATGACCCATGTCTAGCCCACTTGTAAGGAAAGACTTTAATCCTGTTGCAGGATTCTTAACCTTCAAGGCGTTAGGTGTAGCCCAGAACTCCATACGTGTGGGTTCTGCGTTAGACAGTTTGTCATCAGTTAGATCTGAATCAATCACACCAACTGCTTTGACGTTAAGTCTAATGAGTGGTGTTTGATTTTCACCAACCTCATCTGCTCTGTATGATGTCACAGAGAATTCATAACTACCCTCTGGTAGTACAACCGATTCGGGTGTATCTTGAGGTGTCATGTTTAAAAAGTCAGCAACGTTAGACATTATTTATCTCCTTTCG